ATTAAGTTCTTGTTCGTTGTCTTGGAGACTATCATACTTATTATTAAACTCATTATATAGGGATAGACATCTTTTATAGTAATAACTAAACCCCCTCTCCTTCCCCCTCTCTATATTAATCACTTTATTCATATTCTATAAAATATATTACATATTATATATACTACATTATGGCATATTAAGACGAGATAAGGTATATTTTGGTATGTCGTATAAATAGTTACGCAAGATATTTTATAATTACAAAACATATGAGTATCATTGTGTTATAGCCTATTGTTTTGTTTGTTTTTTCTTGTCACTTTGTCACAGGTACGCAGTGTAATTATATAGTAGTATATACTATTTGTTACTTATTAATAATAACGCATCTCGTGCATTGGGATATATTTATTTATTACTATATAGTAGTATATAGTATGTTGTTACTATATAGTAGTATATATATGAGGTATCGGTTTGCTATTGGATATTAATATTATATAGTATAGTGACCATATAAACACAAATATATAATTTTACGATTTATTTACTCCTAATTAAATAATGAGAAAACGAAACATTTATATAGTAAAGCATATTATATATTATATGATAAATAATATGTATCGCAATATACGTAAAGTATTAAGTAATATATTTGGTAGAAAAACAATAGTTCAAGTAGTTGATTTAAGAAAAGGTGATAAAGTTATTTATCAAGTTGGTAATAAAAGATATTCACCAACACAAGAGCAACTAATAGGATTTAAAGATAATATTGAGTTACTAACTGGTTCTGATAAATATAACAAATTATTTGTTGATTTCCCAGTTGAAATTATTGTAATTAGAGGAAGTAAGAATATATCAAAAAAAGTTAATAGAAAAGCAAAAAAGATTATTGAGGAAAAAGGAGGATTGAAATAAATTCATCCAATCTCGTAAAATCGTTGGTTATATATAAATAATTATATACTAACAAGAAGAGATTATATGAGTTTATTTTGTAAAAAATGATGGCAGGATGTGGAATATTAATAAGAAATGATAAACATAGCGGACCTATTTATTGTGGGAAACCATATATAGATAGAATAGGAACACCAACAACTGAAGTATTATTTTGTGGTAATTGTCCAGCAAACTTAAAGAAACAAAAAGAGGAAGCTGAAAAATTAAAGAAAGAACAAGATGAGGCTGTGAAGAAAGCAGAAGAAGAGGCTAAGATAAAAGCTGATGAAGAAGCTGAGCTTGAGAAGAAAAGATTAGAAGAAGAAGCTAAAGTTAGACTTGAGGCAGAGAATAAGGCTAAAGCAGAAGCAGAGGCAAAAGCTAAGGCGGAATTTGAAGCTAAAGAGAAAGCAGATAAAGAAGCTGAATTAAAGAAAGTTGCTGATGATGCATATAATAAAGCTAAATCTGAATTAGAATCTAATAAGTTAGATGTTCTAAAGAAAGCAGTTGATGAAGGAAACAAATTAATTGAGAATTTAGATAATAGTCAATAGTTGCATAATATACTTATATATATAAAAAGTTTATGTATATAAGTTATTATTTTATATTAAAATGATAAGAGATATAAAGGACCCAACTATAAGCGAGAATGAATGGGAAGGAGCTATAAAAGATTTACTTATACCAACCTCGTTAGTTAGAGCGTATATTAGAAGAAATAAAAAAGTCTTTATAACTGGTAAGAATGCTACCTCAGCACTTGTTTATGTAGACAAGGAATTAGGTGGAATTACTGGAACAGTTATATTTATACCAGATACTGATGATGAAGGAGTAGTAGATATTTTTAAATAAATTTAAAAATTCAATCTCGGTAAACCTTATTGGTAAATAAATTGTTTTTAAATTATTTTAATTGATTGAAAAATTAGATATAGAATAACTTAAATAGTAGATTGATTTATTCTATTTATGGTTAATCTAGAAAGAAAAATACGTGATGAAAAGATTTTAATTTTTGGAGATATGCATGTACCATATCACCATAAAGACTCAATAGAATTCTTAAGAGAGGTTAAAAAGAAATATAGACCTAATAAAATTATTTGTACAGGTGATGAGGTAGATAATCATGCAATTAGTTATCATGAGAAAGACCCAGATTTAATGGGTGCAGGTGATGAACTAGATGCCTCAATTATGTATATGAAAGAATTATATAAGATATTTCCAAAAGTAGACTTAGTTGATTCAAATCACGGAAGTTTATCAAAAAGAAAAGGTAAAACTGCTGGTATACCAAATAGAATGCTTAGAAGTTATAGAGAGATACTTGAAGCACCTAAAACTTGGAATTGGCATGATAAGTATTATTATGAGATGCGTAATGGTGAAACATTATTTGTCTCACATATGCAAGGAAAAAATTCTGGCAATATAGCCAAAGCTAACGGATGTTGTTATGCACAAGGACATTATCATGAAGATTCTAATATCGTTTATACAGCGACTCCCATGAAGACATTATGGGGTATGAGCACTGGGTGCTTACTAGATAATGACAGTTTAGCATTTAGTTATAATAAGGCTAATTTAAAAATACCAGCATTAAGTGTAGGATTCATTAGAAATGGAATACCTAATTTGATTCCAATGGTTTTAGATAAACATAAGCGTTGGACTGGTAAATTATAGAAAAGTATATATATGGATGTATACGTATATATTTATGGCTAATAAATTATTAGATATAATAGTTAAGGCTATTTATGATAAGAATGAGTTTGGATTACTTGAAAAGATGCATAAAAATCTTTTCAAAAAGAAATTAGACATTAAATATATAAATTACTCACTTGATTGTTATAACTTAAATAAAGATAAATTTAATTCATTTGAAACAAAAATATATGCACTTGACTCAACACTTAAACTTATTTTGGATGATTACTCAATTAAAAATGATATTGAGAAAGGTGATAATATAGCTGAGGGTTCAAATGGTTATCTCTAAAGAGGAACAACACCATAATGATATGGTTAGAAAATTAAATCTTAATCCTGGTATTATAGGACTTGAAAAGATTGCATTATCTACAAGTGAATCATTTATTTTAAATAAAGATTACTCAATTTATAGAGCTCCTGATGGATTAATGTTTGACCCATCAACTCATACACTTTATAATATTGAATATAAAACAATAAAAACAGAATCATCATACTCACATGGTAAACATCAACTTAGAGATAGTTATTTGAAATTAAACTCAATATTTTGGAAATGGAATATCCGAAACCTTTATATATATGAGGACTTTAATATTATTGAAGTATTATGAAAATTGGAGATTTAATTAAAGTAAAATGGCTAGATGCTTGTCAAAGAGATTATGATAGAAGACTTATAAATACATTAGAATCTGGTATAGAATTATTAATAACAAACATTACAAGTGGTAAATTATTAAAGGTTTTAAATGATGTTGTGGTTTTAGAAGTTGAACATTCAGAAGGAGAAAATGACTCTGATTGTATAGTTATACCAAGAAGTTGGATTGTATCACCTAAAAAATTTGTGGATGAAAGAATGAAATGATAACTATAAAAATCCCATTTAAGACACCTACGGTTAATCATTTATATGGAAGAGCTGGAATAAGAAGTTATCTTAAACCTGAAGCTAAAAAGATGCGTGAAGAAATTACTTCAATAATTATAAAACAAGGATTACAATATCCATTAGATTTAATTGGTAAAAATCTAAAAGTTATTGTTGAAGTATATGAAGATTGGTATACTAAGAAAGGAACTGTTAAACGTAAAGATGTATCAAATCGTGAGAAGTTTCTAATTGACTCAGTTATGAATGCTATTGGGATTGATGATAAATTTATATTTAATCACTCAATGATTAAATGTCAATCAGAAGAAGAATATTGTTTAATTAAAATAGAGGTATTATCTTGATTCGTAAAATATGGCATTTCTTTTTTCCACAAGGATGTTGGGTTGATAGAAAATTTGATAAAATAAGATGGATATTTGGAATTTAAAAAATTAGGTTAATAATATGAGAACTAAACAAGAAATAAGAACAATTAATGGAAAATTAATGGATGAAGTAGAATTTTTACTTAGATGTAGAATTGATTTTAAATTCTTTTGTGAAACAATGCTTGGAATGACTGAATTTGGTGGGATACATAAATTTCAACTTAAATGGTTTTATCATGTTCAAAATAATGATTTATCTGTTATAGAGGCTCCATCTGGATTTAGTAAATCAGAAATTATAGGTGTAGCATATCCATTATGGAAAGCATTCGTTCATACAAAAAAATCAATAGAGGGATTTAGAGTTTTACTTGTATCAAAAACAGTTAGACAAGCTGGTGTAAATCTACTTGAGAGAATAAAGGATAGGATACAAGATGCTGAATATCTTAATGAGATGGTTCCCGAGGGAATTGATAGAGTTTGGAACAAAGAAGAGATACATTTATTTAAATCTGATATAGGTGTTAAAATAGTTATGCGTAATGTTCCATATAATATTAATATAAAAGGTTATCGTGCAGAAATTATAATTTGTGATGAAGGTGACTCATATGAAAATCAAGAGATATTCTTTACACACGTATTATCACGTATTACCCCAGGTAATAAGATAATAGTAATAAGTACTCCAGAAGGACCTACTAAATTGATTGGACAAATAAAAACTAAAGCTGTAAATAAAAAAGGACAATGTATGTTCGCATGTAGAAAGGATGTAGCAATAATTGGATTTAGTGGTGACAAATATGAGGAAGGTGAAAGTATATGGAAAGAAAGGTTTGGTATGAAATATATAATGAAACAAAGATTAGTTATGGGTGAGAATGCTTGGCAAATGAATTATATGTGTAATACGGATGTTGAATACTCAGATACAATATTTCAAATAAAATCAATAACTGAATGTTATGATGATACAATAGAATTTAATTTTGATTTAGATAAAGAAGCACAATATATAATCGGAGCAGACTTTGCAATATCAAAAGGAGTTGATGCTGATTTTGATTGTTTTGTTGTTGTTGAAAAAAAGAAAGATTGGATGACTATTAAACATATAGAAATTTGGAGAGGTAAAAATAGACCATTTAAAATAGAGAGAATAAATGCACTATATGACATATTCTCAAAATATAAAAAATCTAGAGTTATTGCAGATATGTCAAATATGGGTCAAATGGTAATTGATGATTTAAGAGCTATGGGAATAACTGTTATATCACAGAATTTCTCTGCTGGTAAAAGAAAAGATTTACTTAATACATTTGCAGCTGTTATAGAATCTGGTAAATTTATAATACCACGTAAACCAACAATAATAAATAATAAATCAAGTATAGCAAGAGGTAATGTGAATAAAACAATAGATTTAACTGATTTAATGTTAGAACAATTACTTGGTTTTAAAAGAGTTAAATCAAATAAAACTGGTAATGAGATATATCAATCTAATGCTCCACATGATGATATAGCCATAACTGCAGCAATGGCTGCTAAAGAAGCATCATTTATAAAATCAATATCTGGTTCTATACTTGGTGTTAGTGGTTAAATATAGAAACATTTAAATAAAAAAAAACAATAAATAAACCATGGTAATTGAAAAAAAACAAGAAAAAACTGAAAAAAATGTAAAAAAACCAGTTATTTCTCAAAAAAAACCTAAATTTTCAAAATTAAAGTATAAATTGACTTTGTTTAGACTTAGAAGAAAAAATGATTGGATTAAGTTTAAAATATGGTTAAAAGGTTCTGTTGATGATAAAGATAAACTATTAATTAAGAATTATATAGTATACTCATTAATACAAGGATTGTTTTTAAATTTAGCATTATTAAATTTTGGATTTAATATATCACTTATAAGTGTTATCAGTTGGGGAAGTATGTTATGGATGTTAGAAACTAAATTAATTAAATTTGTTAGAAGGTTATTAAGACAAAATCCTAACGAACAAATAAGATAAGATGGGAATAATAAGTAATTCATTTGATTTGAGAGAAGAGGTTTTTAAATCAGCTGGTATATCAACTGGTGATTATTTGACTAGAACTCCAAACCCAAAAACTGTTGTAGGTGAATATTCTCCAAGAAGAGTAAATTTTAAACAAATAGATTATGTATATAATAATGACCCATACTCATATGCTACTATTAATAAACCAATACAGTGGATATTAAATGCTGGATTTAGATTATCATCCCCAAAGAAATCAACACTTACATTCTTTAATAAATTCTTTGATAATATTGGATTACTTGGAGATGAGGTAACTGAAGAGGAATTACATGATGATAATTTTAGAGATTTAGGTAAATATGGTAATTCATATATAGAACTAATACCAGATATGGAAGATAATATAATTATTGATATTAGAAAGATTAATCCTTCTAGAGTAGATTATGCAAGAGATAAAGCTGGTAAAATTGCTATTGATAATTTAGGTAAACCAATAGGATATGTAATTGAACAAAACCAATCATCATTTAATAATAGGTCTAAAAAATCATCAGTACCAGAAAGTTTAAAAGGTAAAATATTAGTTAAGGGAAGTGCAAGATTTGTTGAAGCACATAGAATTGCACATTTTAAATTTAATAAAGATTCAAATGGGTATTGGGGTAATGGTTGGTTACAACCTGCATTAATATCAATTATTAGAAGATTGAAAATTGAGGAAGCAGAAGTAAATACTATTTATACAAAATCACAACAACCACTTATTGCTAATGTTGGTGATGAAAGACATGAAGCTAGTGAAGATGATTTAAATAATGTAGTTAAGGTATTATCAAATATTAAACATGATAGAATATTTGCATTCCCAGATTGGGTAAAAGTTGGTGCTTTACAAACTGCAAGTAATGAATCTGCAGGACTAGCTATTGATAGATTAAGTACAGCAAATTCAGCAGCATCAGGAGTTCCAATGGGATTCTTAACTGGTAAAGATGGTGATGCACAAAGAGGAACTTTAAGTGCTATGCAAACTATGCTTGAATCTAATTTAGATTATTATATTAAATCATATACATCACAATTTAAAAAATTAGTAATTGATAGAATAGCTAAAAGTCATGGAATAGATAATGAAATTAAATTTGTATGGAATACTGTTGTTTCTGAAGATAAGAATGATAAAATAAAAAGATTATTTACTGCATTTCAAATGGGTGCTATATCACCAGAAGAGATAAGAACTCTTGTTATAAATTCTGAAGACTTAGAAAGAAATGATGAATCATATAAAAAAATGATTGAAGAAAAATCTGCAGTTAAAGATAATATGGCTAATAATTCTAATAAAAATTTAAAATTAAAAACACAACCAAATGGCTCACAATCTGGAAAAGACCAAAATAAACGTGAATTAATGAAAAGAAAGCAATAAATTAAAGAAATATTTAAATAAGCCTAATTATATAAAATTAGCATGGTAGAAGATTTAAATAAAATTGTTTCAAATTATAAACCCTATATTCTTAAAAATAAAAGATTATTTGGTCCAGGAATTTATCCTAGAATTATAAATGGTAGACTTACTAAAAAAATTGTAACCAAAGAAGCTCTTAAATTTGCATTTGATAATACTAATTGGGGTGATTCTAAAACTAATGATTTAATACAAATGCATGAAGAGAATACAAAATCTTGGGTTGGAAAAGTTAATAATCAAAGAATAGATTCTAATGGTATAGTATTTGGCGATTTACATATATTTGATAAAGAGATGGCTATTAAATTAGGAGCTGGAAAAGCTAAATTCGGTATATCACCTAAAATATTAGAAAAGAAAGGTTCTGTGTCATCCCCATATTTAGATGCATACTCATTTGGCAATTATAGTGTTGAATATAATCCAGCAGACAAACTTACATTCCTTAATTTCTCAGATATTTCTGATGAAGAAAGAAAGAAAATAGAGGAAGATTTGATTATTGAGAAAAAGGAGGATGACAAAATAAATACTAGGACAATATCCAAAGAGTTAAGTAACGAAGAATTTGAATCTTTTAAAAGTTCTGTTAATGATAAATTATCATTAATTATGGAAAAGTTAGAAGATAAAAAAGTTCAAGATAAATCAATTGTTGAAGATAAAGACGATAAATCTAATTCTGATGCAGTAAAATTTGCAGCTATTAAAATATTAAAAGCTAAAGATGATTTAGTTTCACAAAAATTTAAAGACGTAAGTTATAATGATTTTGAAGAAGACGACTTAACACAAAGGATGTTTGACAGGTTTAACAAGTTAAAACTAATTTAAAATGACATTTGTAGATTATAACAAAGAAATTGAACAATTAGCATCATACAACTTCGCAAACGAAACTACATCTACTAACTTAGAAGGTAGTGCAATTTCAGGAGTTGCTAACGAACCTATCGCTTACGGTACTGAAATAATTGAAGCAGCAAGAATTAATTTCTTCTGGTTAGATTCAGTAAACCGTAGAGTATTACCAGCAGGACACAAAGACCACATAGAATACTATGAAAAAGTTTTTGATGAATCAGCAGGTATTACATATGATACACGTTCAAATGCAGCAAACGAAATAAACAAAACTGTACTAAGTTTCACAGATGGTGTAACAATAACACCAACTCCTCAAACTAATTTATTCTCAGTTCCAAATTATGACTTACGTAAAAATAAGTTTAATATTTTAGAAATGGCTAAAGAAAAATTAACACGAGGTCTTGCTGATAAAATTGACCTAAAGATTATGGCTGACATTTCAGGCATCGCTGCTCCAAACGCAACTACTGCTGGTGCATTAGTACTCTACGGAGGAACTGCAACTTCAGATTTGACTCTGGCTGCTGGTGACGTTATGACTCCTGCTCTTATTACTGATAGTAAAAGGTATTTACAAGAGAAAACTGTATATTACAGATTAGCTGGAGTAATTACTGGAACTGCTGTAAGAAAGAATGCTTGGAGAAGCTCAATGGACGACCCATTTGTACTATACATTGGTGTTGCTCAGGAAGCTGAATTAGCAAAAGATTCTCAATTTACTCATGCTGACGTATACGGTAATAGAGAAGTAATCTTAAACGGAGAAATCGGTAAATATCACGGTGTAAAGATTGTTGTAACTCCAAACATTGACTCAACATTAGCTACTGTAGCAGGACCAGACGGAACTATTCCAGTTGTTGATATGACAAGATGTGTACTTATGAAAGCTAAGAAAGCTTATACATTTGTATGGGGTGAAGAACCAAGAATCACAGTTTCGCCTTTTGAAAGAAAGGAACAAACAGATATCGTATTAGCTTCTGCTTACGAAGGTAGCGTAGTTAATAAAGATGCTGTTGTGCAAATTGATGTTGCTAACGAATAATTTCGTTAAGAACTAATTATTAATTTTTTTTTTAAAATTAAAGGTTGTCCACATCCCTTAAATTGTGGAGACTTTTGTCCGTCTAGGACTATAATTAAAATAAAAAGGTTACAAAAAAATGGATAAAGTAAAACTATACATTGAACTAGTGAAAGTGCATAAAATGAAAGATGCAATTTCTATACTTAGAGGAAGAAAAAATAGATTTTCTAAAGAAGAAGTAGCAGCAGCTCTTGGAAATAAGAAGGCTGTTAAAAAAAGTAAAAAAATCTTTAAAAAAGAATCTAAAGAAATCTTTAAACAAGAATTTAAAGAAGAATCTAATAAATCTAATTCAAAAAAGAAATCAAAAAAGAAATCAAAAAATTAACTTTTATAGAAATCTTTAAATAAAAAGAATTTCAATATTTATTATGACAAACTTAGAAATATTTGAAGGAAATGATAAAACTTATAAATTAACTATAGATAAAACCGAAACGGATTTTGCTGTGTCATCTACTTCTACAACAATAACACTTGCTTCTAATGCTAGTTCAACTACAGATGCTTACAAAAATTTAATATTAACCATAACAGAAGGTACTGGTTCTGGACAATCAAGTATAATATCTGCATATAATGGAACAACAAAAGTTGCAACTGTTGATGCATGGAGTACTTTACCTGATGTAACAAGTAAATATTCTATAGCAAAAGTTATTGTAGATATAACAGGATATACAGTATTATTTACTGTAAAAAATAAAATAAATGATACTGATGTTGAGGCATTAATATCAAAGAATATAATTTCTCACACAGACCCAACTAATGGTAAAACATCAATTCCAGTTTTAAGAGCAGATACATTAAATTTAAAACCTAAGATGTATGAATATGATATACAACTTGATACTCTAATAGGGGACAGAATTACTGTTTTAAGAGGTCAATTTGAAGTTAAACAATCAGTAACTGATAGGGAGATTTAAATGGCTTCAATTAATATACAGGAAATTTCTGTAACAATAGAAGATGCACAGCCAATTACAGCAAGTATAGTTGGTGGAGGAAATGACTATCATAATTCATTAACTAATTTAGATTATGCATCTGCGGGACATACAGGATTTCAAGAATCTTTAATTGCAGGAAATGGAATTGATATTACTGGAACAGATATAACTGTTGTAGAAAATCAGATAGACCATATTAATATTTCTAGTATTGGAACAAATACACATGCACAAATTGATACACATATTGCAGATGTAACTAATCCTCATACAGTAACTTTAGAACAAGCTAGAACACAATCAAATGTTTTAACTGGTCAAGTTGATATGGGAGCAAATAAAATTATTGATTTAGCAGACCCAACTTTAGATACCGACGCTGTTACTAAACAATATGTTGATAGTAAAATTCAGGGTTTAGAATGGCAAGATTCAGTTACTTCGTTTCTAGATTTTACATTAAGTGAACCAGCAAGTCCTGTGTCAGGAGACAGATACATAAATACAGTAACGGGTAATTCTAGTGTAACAACTCAAGCAGTTACAGCAAATTATATTTATGAATGGAATGGAACTTCTTGGGATGAAACTATTTCTTTAGAAGGATTTTCAACATGGATTGATACAGAAGATATTGCTTATGTTTTTAATGGAACTTCTTGGGTAAAATTAGGTTCTACAATTACACATAATAATCTATCTGGTATACAAGGTGGAACTTCTAATGAATATTATCATTTAAATAATTTAGATTATACTGGAAGATTTCAAAGTGATGGAACTAATGTTTATAATACATTTGGTAATGTTGGGATTGGAACGAGTAGTCCAACAATTGGAGGATTGCAAGTTGAGTCAGGTTCTTTGTTTACTACTATTCCAGCAGGAATATCTTCTATAGGGCATATTCAGTCAACAACAGGGTGGAATGGATATGGATTTATATTTAGTCAAGTATCAAATGATGCTTTTGGTATGGTGTATTCAGGGAATACTGCTTATTTTGGTAATATAACTAATACAAACCAAGATAGTTCGTGGATGCATTTATCAAATACTGGCATTTATACAGGAAAACAATTAAATGTTGCTGGAACTGGCGACTCTTCATTTGTAGGTAATGTTGGAATTGGAACAACTACACCAGATGCTAAACTTGAGGTAGCTGGTAAAATTACACAATCATCATTAGGTAATTCAGTAATTATTGGAACTAATGCTGGAAATGTTCATGACTTAGGAGCGAATAGTAGAAATGTATTTATTGGAGAAAATGCTGGAGCAAATGATGTATCAGGAGATGGTAATACTAACATTGGATATGATGCAGGAGTTCAAACAACAGCTGGTAATTTTAGAACAGCTATAGGGTATCAAGCAATGGGAGTAGGTAATGCAGGAGCTAATTCCACAGCTATTGGAACAGAGTCTTTAAAAAATATTACAGGAGCTAATAATTTAGGTGTAGGATATAGAGCAGGAGATAATATTACAAGTGGAGCAAATAATATTGTAATAGGTTATGATGTAGATGCACCAAGTGCAACAACATCTAATCAACTAAATATTGGTAATTTAATATTTGGAACTGGAATAGATGGAACAGGAACAACAATTTCTTCAGGTAACGTTGGAATTGGAACGAGTAGTCCAACATATAAATTAGATGTAGATGGGACAACAACAGCAAGATTTTATGATAGCACAGCAACGACTGGTACAACAAGAGTTTTAATTA